TCTCAAGCAATATTCTGAGCAACAACTACGTAAAAAGAAAGAAATGGAATTATGGAGGGCTCGTCAAGAGGTTGAAGTAAATGCCAATGGTACTTCTGGATATGTAGTAAAGCACGGTCCTAACAAAGATAAAATCTTAGGACATCAGTCTACTAAATCTACCAATAACTGGTAATCAGTGAGTAAACTCTAACCAAGTGGTGATAGCATACTTGTCACCACTTAGTGGAGGATTGCCTCTATGCGTATGAGTAAAGCCAGACGGACAAATCATAATAGTTCCTTGTGTAGCAGGTATACGTCTGCTTTGGTATAAGAACTCTGTTTCGCCACCTTCTTGTACAGTATTCAGATAGGCCATAGCCAATAAAGCACGTTGGCCTGTATCACGACTTGCGTGTTCACAGTGCCAAATATGATAACCTTCTGTAGGCCGAGTGTGTTGTATTTTTATTGAATGTGATATTTGAATTGGATTAAGATTTTCAAACACACCATATTCTTGTGTGTAATCTAGCACACAGTTCTGTAGTGCATTATAGTAGGGCTCTAGCAATTTATTCATGCTAAGAGCAAACGTACCAGACTCGCCTTCGTCATATAGCATCGAACCGTCCTTGTTCATCTTTGGTGCTCGTTCGTTTGCTGTTTGGCGTGTTAGTATTCGTGTGCCTTCCTGCTGATGATAGTAATCAATAACAGTTTGACAGTATTCTGGATCGAGTTGATTTTCGAATACACCTATAAAATCTTTTATCATAACTCTATTTAATATACGTATATTAAAGGCGTGTTAAAAGCGGTTAAAACGGTGCTCGCCGTGTAAAAATACCTAAGACATACAAAGTATAGCAAAACTCCTTAAGTCGGCAAATAAGAGCCATTTAGGGGTGATTTTCATGCATTTAAGGCGTCTGTCGCACGGGGGTATTTTTTACCCTAGGAATCTAATTAAGAGCCCAAACTGTGTTTATGCTTACTCGCATAGGCCAGTCTGTAGGTGCTAATCCTGCGTGTGGAATATGACTAGGAAATACCACGGCTCTGTTTATTTTGTATTCTACAACCTGTGACGGTTTATCTAAAACAATTTGATCTTCCCAAAAGCGTAGACCACCGTCGCTGTCAAACGGATACCAAACTACACTATACATATTATCAATGTTTTCTCCCATATCACAGTCCCTGTGTGGGTATTGTGTACTAGCAGGAGTAGTTCCATTTAGTCTGGCAATTTGTAAACTCTGTGTGGCAGACTTAACTACTTTAGGTAAAACTTCTAGTGCAAAGCAACTAGCGATTGTATTGGTTAATCCTTTTAAAGGATCTTTTGCTTCAGGATAATTCTTGTGCCATAGTACACAGTTGTAATAGTTTTCGTATTCTTCGTTGAATGCACTTTGTACACGACCGTATTCCCATTCTTTTAAATTGCTAATACTATGTTGTATAGTTTTTAACAACCAATCAGGAAATACGTTGTCAACTACGTGTATACTATTCATTGCCAAGATTGCCTAAGAATTCACGTAGTTTAGTTGAATCGGTTTCTGCTCTTACTTTTCTAACAGGCACACCTTGATCTGGTTCGGTTGGTTCACCTTGTTCAACAGCACTTGTTCTTTTTAGTCCTGCAAGTACACTCGATCCACCTTGTGGAGCAGTGTTGTAGTTGTTGTCATCGTCGTCTTCAAGATCTCTAATACGCAAACTATCAACATCAAAATCTAAATCAATCTTACTGCCAACACCACTTGATGAACGTGTCTTCATTAACTGTATTTGATAACGTCCACGCTCACGCATTGCTCTACTTGTAAAGATACCGATAACGTTGTCTGCTGTTTGAATCTTACTCAAACCACCTGATATATGTGAATGATCAAATTCAATTTCTTCAACTGCACCTCTGTTCAACTGTGACGCTGTTACAAACACAGTTTGTGTTTCCATTGCAAGGTTACGCAATTCTTCAGATACAAACTTATCTTTAATAAACAAATCGCTTGGCGATACTTTTCTACTAATAGGCATTAGTAAATCTAAGTAGTCTACAAGTAATACATCAATCTTCTTGCCTGTTTTAATTTCATATTCTTTCAAATAACTTCTAATATCATTTGCTGTCTTACCACTTGGCATATACTTAATTTGAAATGCGCCAGTTTTCTTACCAAGCATCTTAACTTTCATTTCAACACCATCAAGATCCTTAAATATTTCTTTTGTTGGTGTATCAGTAAACATACTGTCAATACGCATTGCTACAAGTGCTTCACTCAATTCAAAACTTAGATAACAAACATTCATACCTTCAAGTGCCCAGTTAACACCGAGGTTTGCTAAGAACAAAGATTTACCTGCACCAGAACCACCTGCAAAGATATTCAGTTCACCTCTGTTGAACCCGCCAAACAGTTTCCTATCTAAACTTGCCCAACCTGTGCTTACTTGTCCGTTGTTGTCTTTTAGTCCTTGTAGTCTACCTTTAGGGTCTTCAAAGTAATCAATACCTAAATCTTTTTGTAGTCCTACCTGTACTGCATTTTTAATTTTGTCTTCAACTGGACCGTAGTTGCCTTCTTCAAGTAAGTTAGCACTTTCAAGAATTGCTCTTTCCAAACCTTTGTGTCTAGTAAATGTTTCAAACTCTTGTAGTAACCAATCATAGTGTTCTTCACGTAGACCTTCAGGAATTTTCAAATCAGTTTTACAACTTGCATTCACCATATCTTGTGTAGGTAATGCGTTATGATCACTTACATACTTGTTAATAAATTCTGCGGCGTCTTGTAATTTTCTATCAAACAACGAACTATCAAAGATACTTTGACAACGCACAAATGATTGGGCATCGCTCAACATCATTTCTAGATATACTTTCTGTACATCATAGCCGTAGTCTTTATTTTGTTTTGCCATTTAGTTCCCTTATTTTACTTACTATTATACCATACATTAGGATTAAAGTCAATATGTTTCTTTTCCGAAGCCAATACTGCTCCAATACATGAGCCAGGATCACCTGGATTAGGGGGTATCCAAAGATTGTCCCAGTTGGGTCTAATATAATCCATTGCGCCTTTATTTAACGCACACCCACCAGTAACAACTAGATTCTTGCTAGGCATACGCAGTGCCATACTAGTAGTTAACCTTAATACAATATCCATAAACAGTTTTTGAGTTGCCGCGGCAAGGTCTACTAGATCATCTTGTTTAATTTCTGGTGCCCACCATTTTAATCCTCTATGACAATTCTCTTTTAGTTTTACAATACAGAATGGTCTGCTTTCAAATTCAAAAAAGTAATCTTTTAAGAAATCATAGTAACGTCTCCAGTCACCGTTCTTAGCAAGATTAGAAACTTCGTATTCTTCTTTATTAGGAATAAATCCTAAACGTTGTGTCATAGCACTATACCACAAACCTAAACTATGTGGATATCCTTGCGAACTAACTTTAATTAACTTGTCTCCATCGCCCTTCCACATTGTTAGTGTTTCAAACTCACCAATACTGTCAATACAAATAATACTAGCATCTCTAAAGCCACTTGTATAATAACCATATGCGGCATGACTATGGTGATGATTCATATACTCAATTGGTAAACGATATCCTATGTATCTTCTTAGATATTTTTTAATATTGTTTTCTTCAAATAGAAAACCTTGGCCTGCTAGTAACTGCCTAAAAGATTTAAGTGTTGGTCGTTCATACCAAACTACTTTTTCAGGACCGCCCCAACCGTTGAGAGCATATTTTATAATTTCGCTGTTTAGGTGTGGGTCATTAGCAACTCCACTAAAGTCTTTTGCTAGTGCCGCCCATTTAAGATCGTCGTCATCAAACACTGCTAAACTAGCATCGTGACTGTTACCTACTATACCCCATTGAATCATTCTACACCTTTAAACTTTTTATATAATTTATGTAGTATATAAAACCACACACCGTTAATCATGGGTTCGACAATGGCATCAACTGCCGCCAATTCAAATGAAGCACCCGTGATAAAATTATTACAAACCATGGCAATTACGATATGGCCAATGGTATAAATGACGGCTAGCATAACACTGCTACCGCCAATGATCTTTTTTAATAAATTAAATATACCTTGTCTAAATTCACTCATAAACATTTATTTGTATATAAAAGGATCTCTCTTTTTAAGTTCCTCGATTCGTTTTTTCAAACGTCTCTTCTCCTTCCATTCTGTATATGGCTTTGTAATCTTTTGCCATAAAGTTTTTAACCAAACCATTTTT